CCTTCCAGTGGCCGAGGCTGCCGTTCGGGAACCACTCGAACCACGTCTACAGGGGCGTGTCGCGCAGCTGCGGCATCGTGTTCCGCACGATCGCGAACCGCGTCTTGCGCTTGCCGTCGCGGCCCTTCTGCTGCATCGAGGCGCGGCGAGGCACCTCCACGCAGCAGCCGGACGACTTGCCGGAGCCGAACGGGCCCATGATGACGCGCCGACGCGCGTTCGAGAGCAGGAAGCGCTCGACCGTTTTCGGCGGTTTGTAGGACTGGATGTCAGCCAACGACGCCGCCCCTGCATACCAGCGGAGGGAAGTCGTATGTCGGATGCCGGATCGACTTGGGGGGGTCCTTAAGCCAGTCGGGTATCTTCGGCGGATAGCACGGGTTTGCCGGCGCTGACCCGCAGTTGCACCCGCACAGCTCCGACACCATGCGCTCGAGGTCGATCATCGCCTTGAGCAGCTCTGGGGTCGGGTCCTTGACCCTGTCGAACTGGGGCGCGATCGCGGCGCGGTATTTACGCTTGAACTGGTCCGGCGTCATTCGCTTCGGCCTCCTTCAGCGCCTGCATGAGTTGTTCCTGGTGGAGCCGCGAGATCGCCGCCGCGGGGGTGAGCCCGCCGCCGATGTACCCGCAGACCCGCCGATGCGCAGCCTGCAACTCTTCGATCGACACGCCGGCGAGGTCCGCCATCATCTGGATGAATGAGTAATCTTTCGCCACTTCGTCGGCGAGGCTGGTCTCTACCGCCCGGTCTTCGCCGGTTACTGCTTGGTCTGCGCTCACAGGACTTCCCTCCGTTCAAGTTTGCTCTCTGTCCACGTTTGCTCTCTGTCCACGTAACGTGGACACCGGTGTTTACTGAACAGCGAACTACCCCTCGGTCGCGCGCTTCTGCATCTTGTCGATCATCAGGGTCTTCACGTCGCTGCCGCGGCTCGAGCCGAAGTAGTACGACATGACCTGCTCGGCCTTCGCGCTTAGATACCCGATGAGAGTGCCCGCGAGGACGCCGTCGATCTCGATATCGTCGAACAGCGCTCCGAACACGACGCCGATGAACGACCCGACCACGAGCCACGCCAGCACCGGCGTCGTGACGCCGCCGACCCGCTGCTCCCGGTCCCTCGCGCCCTGGCGGTCCTGGACCTCGATCTCCTCGAGGCGGATGTCCAGCTCCTTCAGACGCAGTACCAGAGCCTGCTCGGCCTGCTTCAGGGCGACGATCTCGGCCCCGCTCAGGTTCCCGGCGCCGAGCTTCTCGATGACCTGCTCCTTCGTCGCGTCGGTCCAGCCGAGCGCCGCGCTGGCCGCTTCGACCGCGAGCCCGGCGAGCGGGCCCCCGAGCGTCGTGATGAGCGTCGGTGCTACCTTCTTCAGGCCCTCGAGCAGGTCCATGCTCTACCCCTCCCGCAGGTCCGCGAGGACGCGATCGACGCGCGACTTCTGAGTCTGCTTCGCCCAGTCGCTATCGAGCGCCTCGTTCGCCGCGGCGAACCAGTCACCGTTGGCGACGGCCGTGCGCATCTTCTTGAACTGGCTCAGCCGCTCGAACCCGAGCTGGAATGCCATGTTGATGAGGGCGGCCTTCCTGCGGTCGGAGTAGCTGTGCAGGCCCGGGAACAGCGCCAGTGCGTCGCGCTCGGCGACAGCGATGTCCTCCTGGAACATCAATTCGCAGACCGCCTCGCTGATGCCGCGGTCCTCGATGTTGTGCCCGATGCCGATCGTCAGCTTCCCGGCCGTGCAGCGGTAGAGCTTCAGACGCAGCCCTTCGTCGTCGATGAGGTTTGCGCGAAGTCCGTTGCGGTAGCTCATAGCGCATGCGTCCCTTCGACCCCGCGCTGCATGCGCTTGATCGTTCGCCAGTGGAGCCAGTGCAGCGCCTCCTCGATGTGGGTCAGCGCGCAGGCGTTCTCCTTGCAGGCGTAGGGACCGGCCTGGAAGCTGCGCAGCCGGTCCGCGACGATCGCCAGGAGCGCCTCGTGCGTCACGCCGTTGACGCCGGCTGTGTTGATGGGGCCGTTCTGGAAGATGATAGCCGCCAGCTCCTGATGCTCGAGGTGATTCTCCCCCACGGGTACCGGGTTGGCGATCTGGTAGACGTGATGCGCGCCGCCCGCGCCGGGCGCGTCGACGACGTTGATCTCCAGCCGGTCGTTCACGGGGTTGACTTTGTGGTCGGTAAGCTGCCTCATGCCTTCTCTCCTTCAATAAGTGTCGTGCTCGAACCTACCAATTGTGGAGCGTTGCTCCCGGAAAACACGATCTGGAACTGGAACCCGCCCGTGCCTTGCCCCTCGTCCTTCTTCGCCACGGGCTCGAGGTCGCCCATCTTCGCGGTCCACTTGATGAGGTCCGCCCTGACGGCTGGCGGCGCCTCCGCGTCGGTCGCCATGAGGTACGAGTGCGCCAGCAGGTCCTCCGCCATCACCCGGGCCTTCGCCCGGAACGACGTACCGTTTTTCTCGATCTCGCGACGGAACCGCCTCAACGTGTCGACGAACAGCGGCATCTGCAACAGGTCCGCCGCGCCGGCCTCGTCTACACCGTATCGACGAAAGACGTCGCCGGCCGGGTCCATCTGCATCGCCAAGTCCCACGCGAGCCTGGGGTCGAAGGGCCCCTTCGTCATCTCGGATGCGACGAACCCGCCCGGGAGCCGGTCCGCCTGCCTCTTGTCCGAGAACGACGGGGGCGGGACCGCTACGGGGCGAAGCTCTTCGATGATGACTGAAGTATCGGTCGACATGGGGGGAGTTTACACAAGACCTGGGGGGTCAGCAACTCCTTGTAAGATTTTTGGCGACCCGTCAGGGAATCGAACCCCGCGCAGTCCGATTTGGAGTCGAACTCGCCAGCCTTGGACATGCCGAGCCGTGGCAACGGAGGTTGGATTCGAACCAACTAAGACCGTGAGTCAAAGTCACGTGCACTTCCCGTCGTGCGTCTCCGCTGCGCATCCTGGAGCCCGGAGAAGGATTCGAACCCTCGACCCGCTGCTTACAAGGCAGCCGCTCTGCCGACTGAGCTACCCGGGCGTATCCTGATCGATACTGCGTACTTCCATCGCTCACTGGAAGCGGGGGTGGGGCTCGAACCCACGACCTCCGGGATATGAGCCCGGCATTCTGCCAACTGAACTACCCCGCAATTCTGGTGCCCGGCCAGGGATTCGAACCCCGAACATTCCGCTTCTAAGGCGGACGCGTCTGCCAATTGCGCCAGCCGGGCTATCGTTCGTGGCCGATCTTGATGCTCTATAAGCGATCGGCGATGTTCTGAAGCAGCTCGGGGGTGACGGACGGGATTCGAACCCGTGATGCGAGGGTCACAACCTCGAGCCTTAGTCCTCTAGGCGACCGTCACACCGGAGCTGCCTCGGGTGAAGTCGCGATGTCGTGTGGTCTGGGCGGCAGGATTCGAACCTGCGACTTCCCGGTTCCGGGCCGGGGACTCTGACCTGACTGAGCTACGCCCAGAGGTGAGTGGTCGGGGTTCGGTTTCCATGGTTGCCGCGCTCCTTGTGTTGGGCCCGCCTCGCCGCTACTGTCGCGTCAACCACGCGACGATAGCCTGGATGGTTGGTCTGCCGGACTGCCCGTCATGGCTAGCAGCGGCGATGCAGGAAGCGAGGAAGATACGCGAAGCCGGCGGGGAAGTCAAGGGGTCATGCCCGTTCTGGGGTGGAGCGTGCCCAATCTGAGAACGATCGTTCTTGTTTCGAGAACTCAGAATTTTTTTGGAAAATTTATTACAGAGGGCGAAAAGTACCTGAGCGTCTGCGCGGTAGGGGACCCGTACGCACACCCGCGCCCGCGCGTAAACCCCCAGCCCCCCGGTCGACTTCCTGAGAATTCGTGATAAGTCTACCCCGCGACCTAGCCGGCCGAGCCTACCTCACTGTACAACGAACGGCGCGGCAAGGGGCGGCGCAGCCTGGCATCGGTGCAGCTGGGCGTGCTGGGCGTGCTGGGCGTGCTGGGCGTGCGTGGCGTGCGTGGCGTGCGTGGCGTCGGTGCAGCTGGGCGTGCTGGGCGTGCTGGGCGTGCTGGGCGTGCTGGGCGTGCGTGGCATCAAGCCAGTATCACGAGGGGGGCGCCAAATAGCACGATTTCGGGAATCGGCCGTTTACCACGTCATAGGGGAAAAGCATGTTTATCATTAATATCATTACAAAAAAGAGTATAGGGTTACGTATTTTTCGTGCTGATACTTGGTGAAGCAGTTGCGCGTGCGATTCTCTGCGTGCGTGTGCTCAAAAAACAGGGTGATATTCGTGCTATTTCGGATTAGTCCAGTAGATTCAACGAGTTACAAGCGCCTCGAATATCACGATGCCTCGCCGCCGCGCCTACTTCGTGATACCGGGCCCGCCTCGCACGCCAAACCACCTCGCAACCCTGCCGCATGCGCTCCAGGTAAGCCCGCAACCGCGCAACCCTGCGACCAGGGCGCACCATCGCAAGGGCCCGACAAGAGCGCAACATGATTAGTCGATGTGAATCAAGGGCTTGCGTTGAGTGTCGGGCTTTCGACACATGCGCCGAGACTTCGTCAATCATGATAAGTCGCACCGGATCAACGCGTTGCATTCAAACTATCACGAATAGCACGAAAGCAGGTGCCGAGACTTCGACAGGGTTTCGGGCACGGCGTTTGCTTGGCGTGGCGTGGCATGCGCCGGCGGATCGGTCGCACCATAGGGGGCGCAGCATCATCCGAAATATTCCGGGCCAGCTGGCACGCAACCTGCTAGCACTCGGGGCACCAGCCCACCAACCCGACAGGAGCCGCCAACATGCCGAAACCCCGCAACGAAACACCCGCCCAGCGCGAGGCCCGCCTCGATGCCTTCGAGCGTGACGCAATGCCGGTCAAGCGTAAGCCTAACCCCGCGGTTGCCGACCTTCGCCATACCATCCGCCGCGCGCAACGGTTGCAGGCTCTGCTTGACGGTTGCCATGGTCGGTTCGAGCGACTCCAGGGCGAGCTGCGCCGGGTCGATGCGCTCCCGGAGGATCTTAGCGCGAAGTTTGCCGACTACATCGCGTAGGGCGCAGCGTACGGTCCGCAAGGGCCGTGCAGTGTACCTTGCACGTCAACCCACAGAGGAGCACGCCAGCATGTCGCACGTATGCATCCGGTTCTACGTTGGGCACGAGTCGAAGACTGCCGCGGCTGAGACGATCGCGCGTGCCGTCCTGCAACTGCGCGAAGACTGCGCCACTACCTGGGGCGGGTCGACTGCCGTTGAAGGGGATGGACTGTTCCATGGTCGCACGGGATTTTATCGCGAGCGCTGCACTATCGTGGAAACCGTGGCCGAGGCCAACGCGCACGAGCCGAACGAAACCGAGGAATGGGCCCGGACCGTGGCGGGTGACATGGCGCGCGACTGCGCACGCCTCGCCGGCCAGGAGTGCATCATGGTGACGGTTCAGCCGCTCGAAGTCGACTTCGTTACGCCGTAGGGTGCAGCGTAGGGTCCGACCAGGGCCCTGCAGTGTACCTTGCACGTTCACCCACAGAGGAGCATGCACCATGAAATACCGCGCGATTCTCACGACAGCTGCGCACCGGGGCGAGGCGGACGGGCCTGACGACGCAACTGCGGTGCGCCGAGTCCTCGCCGATTCTGTCTACATGCGGACGATGGATCCGGCGCGCGTTAGCCTGTCCGTGTTCCGGATGTACGACGATAGCCCGGCGGACCTTGCATACACGGGCAGTCTGCGCGCGTACCAGATTGCCACAAGCTAGCAGGGCGCAGCGTACGGTCCGCCTGGGCCGTGCAGTGTACCTTGATCGAACGGAGCGAACCATGATGACCATTCTCACACTCACCGCGACCGTCGAGCTTTTCCTCGCGGTTCTGCATCTCTGGCACAGATAGTGCTAGGTTTCACTCGCCACTAACCAACGGAGCAAACGAAATGAAACTAACTGCAGAACTTATCCGCACGTGGCCGGTAGTC